GCTCTTACTTGGAAATGGAGTATGGCGGAACAGTGATGATCGACGATTTAATCGAGATCCTGGAAGACTGGCACAACTTTTACCAGCAAAGAGCGACTCAAGCACAGATTGCGCTCCAACGTCTGGGTATTAATCGGTACGATTAGTTTGAAGAGTTTGGCCTAAAGTTTGGCGGAAGTTTCAGATAACTCCCAGTTCCGAGAAGATGGAGTTCTAGTCAATGCGATCACGGGCCTAGGAACAAAACGGGATAAGAGTGCTTATTACGGCATTCAATCTCAGGGCCTAATGTCTGATGCAGACCTGGAGGCGTTGTATTACGACCCCTTGTGTCGTCGAGTGGTCGATGTATTTGCCGAAGCCGCCCTGGCCAAGCGTCCAACGGTCAAGTTTTCCGAGGAACTAGAAGGCCACGACGAGGTCATCCGAAATATTGAGCAGTACCTAGAGGACTCAGAAGCATTCTTCTATTTCGAGGAAGCATTAAAGCTGCAGCGCATTTATGGGGGCGCAGCAATCTTCATGGTGTGCGACGACGGGATGGAACCCAGCGAGCCATTGAACCCGGCCCGCGTCCGTGGTATTGCCGATCTAGTTCCACTATCGAAGAAAGAGATCAAGCCTGATGACTATGACTATCTGAATTACAGAAATCCAGAGTTATATCGAATCTCGACATCTAAATCGCTTTCAAACAGTAATGATCTTCAATATCTGTTGGTGCATAACAGCCGCATTCTTCGTTTCGACGGCCTCTATTTACCCTGGCGAGAGCGACTTAACAACAGTGGGTGGGGGTTATCAGCGTTACAGGTGTTTTATGACCCTTGGAAGAGATACAGGGGTGCAACTGATGGCCTCTCGACAATGCTTAGCGAGATGGACTTGTTCGTCCATAAGATTCCTGGATTGGCAAATAAGATCACCGCTGGTAAGGAGGGAGCGCTCAAAGCTCGTCTAGAAGCGAATGCTTTGGCACGGTCTCTGTACGGCGGTATGGCCTTGGATTCAGAGGAAGAGGTTTCCTTCGCAGCACGCAGTTTGAGTGGCGCACAGGATATTTTTGATCGCCTGCTTGATGACCTAGTTGCAGCGGCTGATTGCCCGAAGCCTGTCTTATTTGGAATGAGCCCAGCAGGCGGCCTGAGTGAATCGGGAAAATTCGAGGACAAGTTGTGGGCATCAACGATTGAGAGATATCAAAGTCACAGCTTGAAGCGTGCGTTGACGCAATATTTCAAGGTCATCATGTCGATGCGAGCAGGCCCAACAGGGGGCAATGTCCCGAGTCAGTGGACAGTGCATTTCCCTCCGTATTTCGCCAGCTCCGATGCGGACAAAGCCAACATGCGTCAGCAAATCGCGCTGTCTGACCAGATTTACCTCAATGCCGGGGTAATTACCCCAATGGAAATTCGCGCCAGCCGATTTGGTGGCACGGAATACCAGTTGGATACGGTCCTGCATAGCGAAGAAGAAGATCGTCTACTCGCTAAACGTGAACTAGAGCATGAAGCCGCCTTACAGGGATTTGAAGGCCAACGCCAGGCCCTGGAAAACAATGCCGAAGCGGCACAAGTCGAGCCTGAACAGGAAGCCCCTGACGACCTTGTAGAGGACGCTTCCGACTTCCTGCATATGAATGGGTTGACGTTGATCGCCAGCACCAGCAACGGGATTTATCAGGTCGCATCGGTTGTACATCCCGATGGTCAACGCAACGACTCAGAACCAGTGGTGTTGATCGGCGGTCGACTACAGGACCAGAAGTTGTATCGGGGATTTGTAAAGCGCGAGGACGAAACAATCGCGCCTGGACCACTACTGATGGGGTTCTATTCATCCCGTTCCGCCAGCCGTGCCTTAAAGCACTACTGCGATGAAGAGGAGGTCAGCGGCCTGACGCTGCTGGATCCGCTCGACATCGAGCACTTAAAGGGGACGTTCGATCGCTACGACTCGATCGAGTACGCAGGCCATACCTTTGCTGGATACAACAAACCAATCAAAACGCCTGATCACAAAACAAAGTCCCACGCAGTACTGGCGAAGGAAGGGGAAGAAGTAAAGCTGATTCGCTTTGGCCAGCAGGGGGTAAAGGGCAGCCCAAAGACTGAGGGCGAGTCAGAGGCCAGTCGAAAACGACGTAAAAGCTTCAAAGCTCGCCACGCCAAGAACATCGCCAAAGGAAAAATGAGTGCGGCTTACTGGTCCTCGCGAGAAAAATGGTGATGAGCGATGAATAATCACAGTGACCTTGATGACATTGAAGTCATCATGAAACTGTCATTACCAACACTTAGGGCGCTGCATGATTGCGTTCAAAAGAGTTACCGACAGTGGCCAGGGGGCGACCCACAAGAACAGGCAAACCTGGAGATTCTGTCCTCAGGTTTGTATGTGGTGTTGATGGACTCCCTTCTTGAAAACGATTTGGTTTAAGTATGGAAGAGCTAATCGAAGAAAATAATGACCTGCTTTCAGAGGAGGAGCTTGCAGCCATTGCAGCGATCGTCGCCTTATTAGATCAAGGCCTCAATCGGTTAGCTCGTCAATTGTTTGCTCAATTAGAAAGCGGTCCATCTCTGCTTGCATCGACAGAGGAGCTTCTTTATGAGCTGATCCCTGTGGAACCTCTGGATGCTGATGATCCGGTCCTGCAGTCTGTTGAAAAGCTGCTTCAGAAATCGACAGTCCTAGGTCTGGATTTAGCTGCAGAGTTATCAAAGCCTCTAATATCTGCACCTGTCGCTGTTGGAATCGGAGCTGCGCTAATTCAATCAGCAGCAGTGCGAGCCCGAGGATACATAGGATTACAGGCAAGGTCATTTTCTGAGTCGGTAGCGGAGGCTATAAATACTGGACTTATTGATGGCGAAACAGTAAAGGACTTAACAACAGACTTAAAGCGTCGTTTAAAAGTAACTAACGCCAGAGTTGCGACGATTATCAGAACAGAGGCTTCAAAAGCAAGATCAGAGGCTGTATTTACTTATTATGCCCAGCAGGGTATTGACTTGGTTTGGTATTACGTGGCCTTAGGTGAAAGAACCTGCCAGCACTGTGCTGCACAAGCGGGGAAGGTATTCAAGCGAGGGGCGATTCGTGTATTACGTCATCACAACTGTCATTGCAGTCTGCTGGCTTATAAGTTGAACGAAAGTGATAAAAAATCCCCTATAGATGAATTTCGCCTCAGTCATAGAAAGCGAGTTCTAAGTTACGCTAAAGCTAAGGGTATTCAACTTAATGAAGGCCCTGCGGCTTTCGATACCTCAAGACCCATCCCTTACGGTAAAAATGGACTTGTATAATTTTGATTCTTCTAAATTTACTTTCAAGAGTAAGGCAGAAGCAGAGAAATCAGGGCAGGCTTTGGGGCTCGAAGGTTCGCATTCTCACCTAAACGAAGCGGGTGAGACCGTTTATATGCCGGGCAAAAACCACAAGGAATTTATGGAATCCCAAGAGAAGAAGAGCGACGGTCGCAAGGTCAAGTCAAAGTACCAAGCCGCCCGCGATGCGATGTACCAGAAGCGCCTGAAGGACATGGGCAGCTACAGAAAGTACAGCGAGAAGAAAGTAGACCACCCAGCATCAGCCCATAAAAAGAAGAAGTCCCCTTATGCAGATGGCATGAAATCAGATGCAGGGACGATCGGACGTTTATTTGACGAAGTTCTGTGAGTAAGTTTCGCGACAAAGCTCTGCATGCCAGGGCTGTTGCGGCAGCCAAGCGCAAGTTCGCGGTGTGGCCCAGTGCCTATGCCAGTGGATTCGTCGTGCAAGCGTACAAGCGCATGTACAAGAAAAAGCACGGGTCAATGAGTGGTGCCTTCAGGGGCGACGACCTGGGCAAATGGTTCAACGAGAAGTGGGTCAGGATCACATCGACGGGCAAGATCGCAGGTCCATGTGGCGGACGCTCGAGCAAAGAGGGCAAGCCAAAGTGCCTGCCAAAAGCCAAGGCACAGTCTCTGTCGACTGCGGAACGCAAACAATTGGTCGCTCGAAAGCGCTCTAAGGATCCAAATCCAAATCGCAAAGGCAAGGCCATCATGACAAGTAGTAAAACCCAAAGTGACGCATACAAGCTGGGAAATATGATGAAAAACGGCTCAGAAAAGAGCAAAAAAGTTCGTGATCGCCTGGCCAAGATCATGGACGGCTATAAAAAACAAAACAGCTACTAAGTTTCTGCGTTACACAGGACTAACTGAACTTCTGGGTTGCCAGCGGCTACAGCCTCACTGACGGGTGCTCTAGGCGAGACTGCATTTATGCAGCACTTTCTGGCGCAAGGCTGTTTCATCTCCGCTCCCGTATATGACATATGGAAGACGGACTTCGTTATTGAGTGGCAGGGGAAGCTGGTCAAGGTCAACGTGAAGACAATGTCTCAGGCCCCGCATGCTTATCATGTACAGCTACAGACAGGTGGTGGAGGTGGAAACAGACGCCTGTACAGGCCAGGGGAGATCGACTATTTCGGCATTGTCAATCTGGAATACGAGATGATTTGGCTGGTGCCACTTGATGCT